CCATATTATACATCCGTAATCGACCATGCTTGTCAATGAAGCTGAGGCATGAATCATCGCTGAAGTAAACGAACTGAAAATTGTCCGGTTGCATCAGCTTCTGAAACGCAGAATGCAGTGCCTCGTGAGACGCGCTCTTGACATACATCGTATTGCGATAATTGAAAGCAGACAAGTATGCTTTTAATCTGTCATAAGCATACCCGGCTAACAAACTCCCGACAACTGACAAATCGGCTATCAGTCTAGGGAATTTACCTTCCTTCGCCCATTCCATCTTCTTGAACTTGGCGTTCACGCGTCGTATAAACGTCCAATTACGACGCTCAGATGAAATTGTGAAAAGGTTGTCTGCGATGATCTCCAAAGCGGCTTGTAACCGCAATTTGCGCTTTGGATGATCAGTTTCTGCGTACTTTAACAACTCGTCGTGCCAGTCAGACGGATGGGCGTCGATGCACTGGCGGAAATGTTGTAAAAGGGCAGCCCGGAGCCTGCGTATAACGCGGGGCGGAGTAGAGAGAAGTTTCACCTGGTTTTCCCCGATCTCCTCGGTGGGTTCGGGGTCACATGTCAACCGTGTGAGTGCTTTCGAAATGTTGTGATTCGTCTCAGCGTACATGACACCAGTGTGGGAAAAGCCCGGACCGAAAAACGTCCTGTAACTCTTGTCCTCCTTTTTGTCAGGCGCACTGAGATAGAATGGCACACCATGTCGATGACAATCATCAGTTTCCGATGCAAACCAAGCCTCGACTTTGAACTTCTCTGGTGGATTGCGTAAGTACCATCGCTTCGAAAAATTCAAAGCTTTGATGACGTTACACTGGATTGGCGTGATTTTTGATGGCCCAATATGGAACACGCCGAAACCACAAACGCCGAGGCCCTACACTATTTGGATAGTGCGTCGTGCACCTAGCAACATACGTTGTTCTTCCAAACGGATCATGTCTTGAAAATACACGTCAGCAGTATTTTGAGCAATGTCACGTGGAATGTCGTCACGTTCGCTAAATTCATTGGTCAATGTCGACATGAACATCTGTATGGTATGAATTCTAGGTTGTGCATTTGGATGCTTCAAACACAAGAAATCATACATCTCTTTGGAGATGTCTACGACACGATAAGCATTAAATTCGCGACCGTAATGATAACGCAATTTGCCGGTGGCAGGAGAGAATTTGTCATTTGCTGTGTTGTACATTGTGGTGTCGATATAACCAAACGCCTCCACTTCAGGGATGGAAGAGCAGAGGAATCGGTAGAGATCGTACAAGCCTCGGTAAATAGGAACGAGCTTGTACAAACTGAACACCAAAAAGGCTAACACAGAATATACTGGGATGACAAGTACACCTGGTGTGAGTACCGTGGTAATGATAGCGCCAGTCAACATGATCATAATAATGAACGGAATGACTGAACACTGTTTCGGTAAGGTGTAATATAACTTGCGTGTGATCAGTGGAGCGCTTGGGGGAGCGGTCACACCGGGTGGGCGTGGCAAGTTATTCTCCTGTTTGGCCGCGGCGGAGTCGAGTTTGGCATCACTGGTGGGTGGGACAGTGCCCGTATGTAACGGGTTTAGAGTGCAGCCGGCACTATCCCCGTTTCCGGGAGTGGTTGGTGCTTTGTCAGGCATTGCGGTTTCTACCTTTGGTGAGCTCTTCGCGCTGGCGGACGCTGCCTGGGTAGGCTGGAAGATCTCACATGCCAATTTCTTGGCTTGTGCCAACTGGTAGTTTTGTTGATTGACCCTGACCAACAATTCGTTGTAGGACGGTTTGTCATTCTTTGGTTTACGATGTTTTCCGTCAGCGATTTTAGAGTGTTTATGGGTTTCGGCCTCTTTAAACATACGCTTACGTTCATCGTTGGTGTTGACATCGTCGGAATTGGTAGCCTCTCCATTTGCGCCATTAAGAGATGACGCAGATTGATGAAGATTTGAAAAGGCGGTTTTACGCACCAACATGAGTGTTAGTTGCCTCCCCTCGGTGTGTCTGCATATCACACAATATACAAACCCCGGCCCTCCCACATATTTGCAACGTTCACAACGCTTGCGAGATTTG